TGGCAGCGCCAGCGCGAGCTGATCGAGGCGCAGGCCGCAGCGACGATCGCCGAGTTGCGGGCAGTCGTTGCCGAGTTGCGCGGCGAGGTCCGGCAGATGGTCGCGGATGGGCTGAACGGCGCTATCCTGCTGCCGCCCGAGCTGGCCGGGCAAGTCGCAAATGCGGCGCGCCAATTGCATGAGCCGATCGCGAGCGAGCGCCCATCAAAGGTCTTGCGCATCGAGCGGGACGAGAATGGCGCGCTCGTGCCGATCTATGACGAGCCGCAGCCATGATCGTCAATCTTTCGGAAGCCGCGAGCAACGCGATGCTCGATCAGCTTGGCAAGATGATGGACGGCGGCACCATCGAGCTGTCGTCGGATAACGGAGTAACACTCGCGGTGCTCAGACTTTCCCGTCCGGCGGCCGGCACTGCCGATGCCGGCAACCTGGTGTTCAACAAGATCGCCGAGGAAGACGCCGCACTTGCACAAGGCAATGCCGCGTCCGCGCGCATCCTGGCCGATGACGGCAGCGAGGTGTTGTCTTGCGATGTCGGCGATGAAAAATCCAATGCGGTCATTAAGCTCAACACCACCAGAATCTATCCCAACGGCCCGGTGCGGCTGACATCTTTCCGGCTGGGGATGTCGTAAATGGCGGTCAATTACGACGCGGCGACGAAAACGGCGCGCATGGCTGCCACGATCTTGCAGATCGACGCCAATGCTTCGCCTGCTTACATCGAGATATGCACGGCGTCGTTTGCCGCCACGCTCGTGAGCATCACGCTGTCTGATCCCAGTTTCACGGAATCGGGTGGCGTGATCACCATGGCCGGGGCGCCAAAATCCGGTGTTGCAACCAATGCCGGCACCGCGGCGGTGGCGCGCATCAAGGACGGCGGCGGCACAACCAAAGTGAATAACCTTACATGCGGCACGAGTGGTGCTGATATCAATCTCAACAGTACGACGGTCAGCGTAGGTCAGACCGTGACGCTTACCTCGGCGACGATCACGCACGCGACATGACTGCCCATATTGCGAACGAAGAAGCGGGCGTTGTTCACACCACTGAGCAGAGTAGTGGGAAGGTCCATACCAATCACGGCCACCCGATCGTCGGAACGCTGCAAGAGGTGGTGGGCACGCTGGCGGCGATCGAGGCGGGCGATACCGCAGCGATCGCCGGACTGGTCGGACTTATTGGCGCGTTCGCCGCAACGGAAGGCGCCGACGCGGCCGCAATCACAGGATTGGTCGGCCGCTCCGGGACGCTTGCGGCAACGGAAGGCGCTGACACTGCTGCCCTTGCCGGGCTGGTCTCGGTTACCGGCGCCCTGGCTGCGATCGAGTCGGCAGACGTTGCATCGTTTGACGCGACAGTCGTAACGCTCGGCACGCTGGCGGCGATCGAGGCCGGCGACACAGCAGCGGCAACCGGCGTTGTTGCGTCGGCCGGCGAAATCATCGGTTCGCTCGCGGCCGGCGAAGGCGGCGACACCGCGGCATTCGCTGGTGTCGTGCCGGTTCCGGTGGTCGTTGTGGTCGGCGGCGGGGGCTACTATCCGCCAGAGCGGCCGGTCCCGGTCGAGGGCTCCGGTTACGGCATTCTGCCGCCGCTCGATGGCGAGGCGCATGGCGTCGTGGCTGGCGTCCGCGCCGCAACGCCGGTTCGGATCGAGCCTTGGGCTGTAGCCACCGAATCGGCCGGCATTGGTGCGGCGCGGCTATCAATCAACGCGGTGGCGGCCGGCAATCATGGCCGAATCGGCGCCGGGATTGTGATGCTCCGAGCTGGCGCCGTGGGCTCGGGAGTCATCGGTACGCACGGTAAAGGTTCAGCCATGGTCGCTAATCTCATGGGCACTGGTTCCGGGCAACATGACGACGACGAGGCCGCCGCTGTTGCATGGATGTTGGCAGCATGACCATCCCCGGCCCGGGATATTCGCTGCTTGACGGGCTGGGCACCTGTCTCGCGGTCGCGCAGCGGGCGCTCCTCGAGGTGCGGGCGCTCGCGCGGATTCCGGGGCCAGAGGGCAAGCGCGGGCCTGCCGGCGAGCGCGGGGAAACCGGCAAAACCGGACCGGCAGGGCCGGCGGGACGCGCCGGCATCGATGGCAAGGACGGTGAGCCCGGTCCCCAGGGCAAGCCTGGGGCGCTGCCGGTGGCGCGCGACTGGACACCCGGCATCGTCCACTACGCAGGCACCGTCGTCGCGCATGCCGGCGCCAGCTTCCAGGCCAGCCGCGATACCGGACAAGCGCCGGGTCACGCGGACTGGATCTGCCTGGCGCGGCCCGGCCGCGATGCCGCGATGCCAACGGTGCGCGGCACCTTCGCCGAGGGCGAAACCTATGCGGCGCTCGACATCGTCGCGCTCGGCGGCTCGAGCTTCATTGCGCGCCACGACGCGCCAGGGGCCTGCCCTGGCAGCGGCTGGCAGCTCATCGCCTCGGCCGGCAAGCCCGGCAAGCCCGGCCCAAAGGGCGATGACGGGGCTCCCGGCGCGCGTGGCGAACGGGGTTCCACCGGGCCAACCATCGTCGGATGGCGCATCGACCGCGAGGCCTACACGGCACAGCCGGTGATGTCCGATAACAGCAAGGCGCCGCTTTTGGAGTTGCGTGCGCTGTTCGAACAGTTTCACGAGGCGCGCTGATGGCCGATGTTTGGGTCAAAGTGCTGACGCCGGCCGATAGCTATGCGCTCGTCACGTTGGATGAAGTCAAGAGCATCCTTGGCCTGCCGCCGGCCAATACCAGCGAAGACACGCAACTGCAGATGTGGATCGACCAGTACAGCGATGTCATCGCGACGATGTGTCAGCGCGTGTTCGCCTACGAGCAGGTCGCCGAAACCTGGCGCGGCGACTCGACGCCATACGACAGCCCGCGCCTGTTTCTGACGCACTATCCGGTCGCCGACGCCGACATCGTCTCGGTGGAGTCGCCGCGCGGCAACGTCCTCGACCCGGCGAGTTACGAAATCGAGAACATTTCCGGCAAGCTGCGCATCGACGGCGCCTGGACCGATCCGGTCACCGTGACCTATAGCGGCGGGTATCTGCTGCCCGACGGCGCGCCGCCGGCGCTCAAGGCGGCGACCACGCTATTGATTCAGGCGGCGCGGTTACAGCAGCGCTTGAACGCCACCGGCGGCGTCCGAATGGTCCGGCACGCCGACACGATCGTGCAATATTACGATCCGCTGCAGGTGCTCGGTAAGGCCGCGCCCACCGCGCCATTGCAGGCGGCGACCGATACCGCCACTGGCTTGCTTAGTGCCTACATGCGCATTTATGTATGATCGTCGCGTGTGTGCGCACCGGGACCAAATACGGGCCGGAATACGTCGAGCGGCTGGTCCGCGGCGTCAAACGCCACAGCAGCGTAGAATGCAGGTTCGTGTGTCTCACCGACCAGCAGGAGACCTGGCCGGGCGTCGAGAACTATCGCGTCGAATTGTCCGGATGGTGGGCCAAGATGGCGCTCTTCAATCCGGATTGGCGGGGCAATGATCGCTTGGTTTATCTCGACCTCGACACCGTGGTGATTGGCAATATCGATCCGCTGCTCGTGCTGGAGACCGAGTTTGCCATTTGTCACAGCTTCACACCGGCGCACCTCAAGCGGCCATGCAAATACAGCTCATGCATGATTGCGCTTGCGCCGAATTTCGGCCGCCGGATTTACGATGAGTTCATGGCAAACCAATTGGCGCTGATACGAATGTACGTCCGTTATGGCGACCAGCGCGTGATCGAGCATATCGACGACAGCGCCAAGTGTTTGCAAGATCTGTTGCCGCCTGGATTCTTTTCATATTATCGGGACGGGTTCCAGAAAAACGCTTCGCTGCTGGTCTTCGGCGCCCAAGCAAAACCGCACAATTCCCGCGACGCCTGGGTGAAAGAGGCATGGGTGTCATGACCGTCGACTTTAGCGAACAACTATACAACCCGGTGTATGCGGTGCTCGGCGTGCCGGCGGTATTGAGCGTGGCGGGGAGCGGTGGCGCCGAGGTGGATATAACCGTGATCGACGACACGCGGCCAAACGTGTTGCCGATCGCAGCCGGGGGCGGGACGCCGGCGGAGGTGCGCAGCGTCGGTCCTGGCGCCTTTGCCCGTGTGCCAGAGCTCGCCGAAAAGGGCATAGCGCGGGCCGACTATGCCGATGCGGTGCTGGCCTTCAACGGTCGGACCTGGATCGTTCGTTCGTGGGAACTGCGTGGCAGCCCGAATGGCGAGGACATGGGCGAGGTTAGGTTCGCACTGAAGGCCGACTCCATTGGTTGACGTTCGCGAAGACATTCTGGCCCGGCTGCTCGTAGTGGTCGCGGGTATTCCCAATATCAAATCGGCCCAGCGTAACAATGTGGACATCCCGGAAGACCAATTGCCGGCGGCGCTCGTGTTCGACGGCGACGAGGAAACCGACGACGCCTCCGACCTGTCGATGCGCCCCGCCAACCGGCCGACCATGGTTCGCATGCATCCGGAAATCATCATCGCACAGCAGGCCGACGAGGTCGGTTCCGATCTGACCACCTTGCGGCGGGAGCTGATCAAGCGTGTGACGACCGACACCGTGCTCAACGAGCAGATCGTCAAGACGGGACGGAATGGCAACGGCGCAATCCGCTATCTCGGCTGCCAGACCGACCTCGGCTGGGGCCGCTCGCTGCAGGGGGCGCTGCGCGCTCAATTCATGTTCAAGTACGCACTCAAAATAGAGGACTTATAAGCCATGCCTACGTCACCGAACGTTCAGAACTATCACATCGGCAAAGGCATCGTGTCGTTCAAGGAAGTCGGCGGCTCGACCTTCACCGACCTCGGCAACGCGCCGAAGTTCATCTACACGCCGACAGTCACCAAAAAAGAGCACTTCTCGTCCCGCGAGGGTATCAAGACCAAGGACTTCACCGCCATCACCGAGGTCGGCGCGACCATCAAGGTGACGCTGGACGAGATCACCGGGCTCAATCTTGCCTTCTTTGCGCTGGCCGATACGGGCACAGACAGCGACGGCAACATCACCCTGAGTGGCCTGTCGAAGGCCGAATTCGTCGGCGACATCAAGGTGGTCGGTACCAACGACGTCGGCCAGCAGGTCGACTTCCTTGCCACCGTTTCATTCATTCCGTCCGGCGATTTCAGCTTTATCACCGACGCGGACGACTTCACCGTGATCGAGATCGAGGCCGAGGTGCAGAAGGGGCCGGATGGCGACTTCGGCGTCTGGACGATCCGGGATGACGCCGTGTCGTCGTGAGGAGAAAAGCATGGCGGACTTATTGGATATTGCACCCTCGACGGCGGTCGAGGTCGTCAAGATCGACGGCCTGCGGGTCAAGGTGCGTGGCGTTTCGGTCGACGCCATCGCATCCATCGTGGCCCGGTTTCCTGAATTGAAATTGCTGGCCAGCGGCAGCTCGGGCGATAGTTTCCTGCCGCGCCTCATCCAGGGCTGCGGTGCGGCGGTCGGGCCGATCATCGCGGCCGGGTGCGGCCATCTCGCGAATGAATCTTACGAGCAGCACGCCGCCATGCTGCTGCCCGAGCACCAGATGAAATTCCTCAAGGCCATCTTCGGGCTGACATTCCCAAACGGAATAGGCTCCTTCGTCGAGGAACTGACGGGCCTCATCGGCGGGGCGGGCGAAGGAGCAAAGCCGGTGAAAATCCGCTTGCGGAAATCGCCCTCGCCGTCGTCGCCCTCGGACGAAGCGGATTCCCTCCCGACTTTGCAATGACGCTGACGCCGCGCCAGGTCGCGGCCTATCTCGAGCTCGGCGAGCAGCTCGACCGCATGGAGCGGGCGAACGATCTCACCATCGCCGCCATCGCGGCGCAGGGCGATCAGAAGGCGATCGAGAAGACGCTCAAGGAATTGGGCGGATAGAACAATCAGTGCCCGCACCGATGCCCGTCACACTCGATTCTGTCTTTTTCCTTGGCATCTTGTATCGTCTGCCATTGAAGGTTTTTTTGGTCGTTGGTGCCGCCATTCCTGAGCGGAATTATGTGGTCAATCACATAATCTCTGCGAGGGCCGGAGGGGGGATTCTCGCGTTCGAACTTCCTCACGGCAGACGACGAACGTCCGTCAGCAAAAGCCGGCGCTGTAATGCCAGCTATGATGGCCAGCGCCAAAACGAACTTCTTCATAACAACTTTTCCTTCCTTTTGCCGATACGAGCAAGGAGTTACGGTGGATGCGTTGGCTGGGTTTCATGGGACCAAACGTCTACCCGAGCCGCGCCAATGCCGTCTTGTCATTTCGTGCCACATATTGCTTTTTGACGCCAAAATGAGATGAAACTCGTCTTTTCGCAGCGGGAATCGGCTGTAGCGCGGCTGATCGAGGAGATCGCGAGCCAGATCGATGCGGCTAGGGCTGGCGCGGTGCAGGATGCCGCCGCCCTCGCGGTCGCGTTAGGCCGGGAGAACATCGCCTCGGCCGGCTTTCCTGGACTATGGCAGGCGGCGCTGAAGTCGAAGTTCTTTCCGAACAAGGGCAGCGATCCGGCCGCACTGATCTTTGACACGACGCCGTTTGCCGGCGTGTTTGAAAGCGGCGCCACGATCGCCGGCCATCCGCTGCTGTGGCTGCCGATCGAGCGGAACCTGCCGGCGGCAGTTCATTCGCCGCGCCAATACGGCCGCAAGCTGGTATCGGTCAACGTCGCCGGCAAGCCGCCATTACTGTTCGACGCCGGCAATCGTGCGCTGGGGCCGCTGTTCGTCGGGGTGAAACGGGTCAGCATCCGCAAGCGGTTCGATCTCTATCGCATCTTTGCCCAGGTGGCTGCGCGCATGACCGAATTCTACGAGCGACGGATCAAGGGCTGATCATCGATGGCCAGCAAGACGATAAGCCAGCGCATCACCCTCGAAGGTGGCGATGACATCAAGAAGCAGTTGGAAGACCTTGGCAGGGCCGGCGAGGCCTCCTTCAAGCAGATCCAGGACGCCGCCGAGAAGACCAAGATCGATCCGGCACGCATCGATCAAACCAAGCAGGCATTCAACAATCTTAGCACCGCCGGTGCGCAACTGGGGAATCAATTCAAGGCGCTCACCGAAAGCGTCGCAGGTTTTGCCAGCCAAGGGACCACGTCGGCCTTGGATGTCGCATCCGGATTGCAGAAGACCACCGCGGCGGCGCAGCAGGTCGGCAGCGCGTTCGTGCAAGCCAACCAGCAGATCAGCACGTCCGCAGAATCCGCCGGGGCCAAGCTTATTTCGGCCGCCACCGCTTTCAAACTCGCCGCCGCCGGCATTGTGGCCGCCGTCTTGGCGATCACGACATCACTGACCAAGGGTGCGGTCGAGAGTGGCGCCGCGCTGGCCGATCAGGCCGAGAAGTTGCATATCACGACCGCGGAATGGTTGAAACTGCGCGAGGCGCTCGTCGGCTCGTCCATATCGAGCGACGATTTTGCAAAATCATTATCCAAAATTTCCCAAATGGCGAAGGATGCGAAAGAGGGGATTGTTCAGCTCAGGGACGGAGTCACCGAAGAGACGAAAAAGGTCGGCGACAACATCGTCACCATCATTCGGATGAACGATACGCTTAGCGATACGAGCAAAAAGTCCAGCGAAGCCGCGCAGACGCTGCGCCAACTCGGCATCAGTTGGCAGACCATTCTAAGCGGCAACACGCTTGAAATCATGCGACAGGCCGCGATCGCCATCAATAATATGAAGGATGCCGCGAAGCAGGCCGAGCTCGGTGTGAAACTCTTTGGCGATAACTGGAAAGAAGCCATCAAGATTCTAACCTCAACTACAAAACCCATTGACGAAACGGGCAAGTCGTTGTCGGAGCTCGGCAAGCTGCACCGCGATATGTCGGCCAACTCGGCCAATCTTGCTAAAGAGCTTAAAAAGGCGTGGGAGGATCTGAGCGGCGCGATCGGGGCCACAAAAAACCTGATCGGCTCGCTGTTTCTGGGTGCCAATTTGACGAAGGCAAAATGGCTGACGGATATGGTCGACGGCGCGACCGAGCTGTTGCGCATGTTTCTCAGGTTGAACGAGGAGTCGAAAAAGGGTTTCCTGGCTGGGCTCGCCGACACGCCGGCCGCTACTCTATTCAAGTTTCTGATCGATGTAGGCAACCAACTCGCTGGCCTTTGGAACGATCTCCTGGTGCCGGCGGGCGAGGCGCTCGTGGGTATCGTCAAGCAGATCGCCGCGAATTTCGAGGGCGTCACGAAAAGCCAGGTTGCGGCGTTCTTCATAGCGGCGGCAGTCGCTGCGGTCGCTCTTGCAGTTGCATTCAAAGGCATCGGCCTGGTGCTGTCGCCGTTCACGGCGTTGATTTCGCTGTTTGTTGGTTTTGGCCCGATCCTGATCCCGCTCGTTGCGCTGGTGGTGCTGTTCTGGGATCAGATAAAGGAGGGAGCAAAGACGGCGGCGGCGTTGATCCCCGGCGCGCTGGCGCAAATTGGGCAATCGTTCAAGCTTTTATTATCCGGTGATTTTGCGGGATTTTGGACTCAATTCAGTGAAGCCGCGCTCACCGCATTCGACACCATCAAGCAGGCGATCTTAAATATTCCGTGGGCGGCGGAACTAGTTGCTACCCTCAAGGACATCGGCAAGGATCTGCCCGCAACGATTTTGCTCATCGTGGCCGCTTTCCTGGCTCTGCATAAAGCGGCCAGCCTGGTGGCGCCCGTTATCAGCCGTATGTTCGGGGTGGAGATTACTGGCAGCGGCCTAATTCTATTGGGACTGCTCGGATCGATGACAAGCGCATTTACAGCATTGTCAGCGGTGGTTACCATTTTAAGTGTGTCGTTGTTCGCTCTATTCAATGCGTTGAGATTGGTTGGATTGCTGTGGGGCTTCATTCAGGCCGGGGCTCTCGCTTTCGGCGCAAGCGCCGGGGCGGCGTTTGTTATTGCCACTTCGGCAATCCTGGCCATCATCGCCGCGCTGGTCCTGCTCTACAGCTACTGGCCGCAAATTAAACAGGCGGCGATCGATGCCGCCGATGCGATCGCGGCCAAATGGCAGGAGCTCAAGGCATTGTTTGATGCCTGGGTCACGACACCGGTCGGCAATGCGTGGCAATGGATCGTCGATTCGTTCAATGAGGTTGTGAGCTCGCTCAACGCGGCGATAGATCAAGCCATAGCCCTCATTACCTCCTGGGTGACGACGCCGGTGGCCAATGCGTTCCAGTGGATCAAAGATACGTTCAACAGCGTCTTAGGTGCTCTAGGGTTCGGCGGCGCGTCGTCGAGCGGCGGCGGCGGCAGCGGTTTTGCGGGTGGCGGACTACTCGGCGGTCGCGGCAGCGGCACCTCCGACAGCAATCTCGCGTGGGTCTCGCGCGGTGAGTACATCACGCCGGCGCGCGCCGTGAGTCAGCCGGGCGTTCTGGCCTTCCTCGAGGCGCTGCGGCGCTCGGGCGGCAATCTGCGCGATGTGCTCGACGGCATGGGCCGCTTCGCGCTCGGCGGCATGGTGCAGGCGCCGCTTGCGCTTCCGGCCTTCGCCGGGGCTGGTATGAATCACGTCACCATCCAGTTCCCTGGATTGCCGGCCATAACCGGGTTGCGCGCCTCGTCCGATGTGGTCGATGAACTTCACAAGGCCGCGGCCATGGCGCAAGTGCGCTCGGGCGGGCGCAAGCCCAGCCGGTTTTCCTGATGCCCGCCTATACCCTGTTGGCGATCGACGGCATCGATTTCAGCCAGTACGCGGTGCGCGGCATCACCATGACGCTGGCGCCGATCGACCAGGCAAAAAATGTGGCACGCGATTGCCGCGGGAGCCTGGCGGACATCTCGCTCGCACAATTCCGGCAGTACAAGGTGACGATCACCTGTACGGATCACGAGGTGCCGGAGCTCACCGATGTTTGGCCAGGAATGGACATCACCATTACTTGTATTCCCGGTCTCGGCGCCGCCAATACGACCGGCGATGTGCTGACCATTCTCGCCAAGGTGACGTCGTGGAACACCTCGCGCGACGAGTGGGCGGCCGAGGTGGCGTGGCAGCTCGAAGCGGAGCAGAGAGCCTGATGCCGGCGGGAACGCCCTATTTCGCCTGGATCGATCCCAGCGAGACGGTCTTCGGCGCCGAACATCTGCGCTGGGACGAGGATGTGTTCTCGTTCACGCTCAAGCAGGATGAGGGCGATCCGGCGAGCCTGACCATCGTCGTCCGCCGGCCGCGCAACGACGCCGGCGAGGCGATCGGGTTGCTCGGCCCTGGGCGCAAGATATGGGCGTGGTTCGCGCTCGACTGTGGGTCGGACCTGATCAGATTCCGCGGCCGGCTCGTCGGTGTCCCAACCAGCATATTCGAGGAGCTGGTGACGCTTGAATTCGTAGCGCGGCCGATCGATCTGGTGGCCCAAAAGGCAGCGCTCGCGGATTCACTGCGCGTGCTGCCGTATTACGACGAGGTGGTGATCGATCCGACGCGGCGCAGCGATCCCGAAGTCGTGCTCGAGGGCTACAGCAAGATCTGGCACTACGACCGCGAGACGCACATCCTCACCGTATCGGACGAGATCACCGGCGAAGACGGCCTCGTCGAATTCGACGGCGCCAGTGAAGGCGGCAAGGTGCTCTATGACGGCCTCGGCCTCACGTTGACCAGCGGGCCGCTGGCGCGCGTCGATGTGAGCGCCGAGTATACCTGGACGCAGCAGGCGCAAGGCGGCGTCGATCTGACCGACTACCTGATCGACAATTGGCCTGACCGATATAAACGCTATATCACCTCGTACACCTTGACGGCCGATGACTGGCCGAAGCCGGGGGCCAGCATAGGCGATGGTTGGATCGTTGCCGACGCGACGGCCAGCGCACTATTTAGCACCGAGGTCAAGAGCATCACCACGGGCAGCAACCTGACGGTGATATTTCCCGATAGTTCCTGGTTCGGCCCTTCGCGCATGACCACTACATTTAGCGAGACGCGAAGCTATACGGATGCGCCGATTGGTCTGAGCTTTCCCGAACTGGTGACCAGCGACGTCATCGACGTCCAGAAAGGCTCAGTTAGTCGCAGTTATTCGGCCACAGCCGCCTTTTTGCCGTTGAACTATACCGCGGTCACGCTATCGGCAGCATACACGGGGAACCGGCAATGCACCGAGATCGTGTCGTTCTCTCTTTATGCCGATGTGCAGCACGTCTTGACCGATCCAGATGATGGCGAGGCGCTGCTCATCAACGACGTCAAATCGGTAAACCTGAGCGAAATGATTGGTACCTCTGCGCCGATTGGCGATCCGCAGCGTCGGTCTTATATCGCGACCGAGCGCGGCAATCGGAGCCTCGAGCATCTGATCGCCTTGGCGCGGGCGCATCTGTTGCAACGAGCACGGGTCGTGGAAATCGCGTTTGTCCCCAAACTGTCGCGCATGCTGGAAATCACGCTGCGCAAGAACGCCTTTCTGGTCGAACCGCGTGTTGGTGAGGCGTTGGGCAAGATCATCGGATATTCGCTAGCATTGGACGGCTCGGATGGTCGGATCAAATGCGAGGTTCGCATCGGCTGCGCAATCGGCCGCGGCGGCTCGGCTATCGCGGCCGGCGGCGAACCGACCTATTGCAGCGTCGACTATACTGGCGCCGACTATCAGCAGTTCACCGGCCGAACAGTCCTTTTCGATTCCTCGGTTGGTTATCAGCCGCCAAATTCGAATCCAAACGACGACGGAATCGAGTTCCTTTCCGATCTCGTGTCGGAGGATGTAATGGGGACCGGCCTCGTCGTGGAAAATCCGGCCTCGGTGCAGGCGCCTATTTTGTTTCAGGCCGGCGAATTTGCCTCGGTGCCGATCAGCGGCGCAGACATTGAACAGATGGCGAAGATTCCTACCGCGCGGGCCACGGCGGTCAGCAACGCAATGAAAGAATGTGAGACCCGCGCGACCTTCAAGCTCAAAGCCATGTCGGGGCAGTTTACGAGCGATTACCAAGTGCAGGTCACAGATCTGTATATTCCGACCGGCTATAACCTGGAGGCAACGTAATGGCGGGGCTCGAGGTTGTCGTCCGGCCAGTGGTGTTCCCCAACATCCGGCCACCCGCAGCAAGAGCTTTGGCGCCGGATGATAATCCCAATTCTGGCATTGCTGTTATCAATGGATCGGGCGGCAAGCTGCTCGATCTTCCGCGCAGTTGGAGCGTGAGCACCACCAAATCAACTCCCTACAAGGAGACCAAGCGACAGTTCAACAAGGAAAGGGTCTATCAGAAGGACGAAAATGGCATCAACAAGTCGAACTTTGTCGATGTTGAGCGCTTGAAAAAGGTCCAAATGGAGAGAGAAGAAGGTGATCCGATAAGACAGAGCTACGCGAGCCCACCGAAAATTGATAATGTTGAAACGTTAGAGACCGACGCCGAGAGAACAACTGATCCAACAGCCGACGACGGTGGGGGATCATGACGATCGTCTTCGTCACCACCGGCGCCTGGGGTGCCGGCACCGGCACACCGAACAGCGCGGCCCAGGTCGACGGCAATTTCTACGATGTTGATCAGCGCATCGTCGACTTGAATTCCGCGCTCGCCGAAGGCAAGCGCATCGATTCCGTCACCTATACGGCCAACAGTATGACGTTCCACTTCACCGATGGAACGTCGCAAGTCATTCCGCTGCCGGTCGCCGTCATCACATATGTGGGGCAGTGGACAAACAGCACGCCTTATACGGTTGGCCAGATGGTCTCGGTTCGTGGCCTCGGCATGTACCAGGTGCTCATCAGTCACACAACGCCGCCATTGCCGGCGGCTTTCGATCCGAATGCGACAGACGGCTCAGGCAATCCGCTCTACTCGTTTTGGATGCCGCTATACGATGTGAATTACGATGCTGCGATCTTCGTGCCCGGCACCATTCAGCGCACAGTGGGCGAGGTGCTCTTTCAAGCCGTCGCCAGCCGGACAATGCAATTGGTTAGCGGGAGTGGGCATGCCTACGCCTATCTGGATGTCGGCAATGATGGAACAGGGGCCACCGACATCATTCTGTCGATCCAACAGAATCGGATCGAGATCGGGACCATCACGTTCGCCGCCGCGGGCGACATCGACACCGGCGGCGGACAGCGCGGCGCGTTCAACATTCCCGCTACAGTGGATTTCGCCGAGGGCGATATTTACGCCATCCGGGTCATACAGTCCGACAACGCCGAGCCGTCCGGACTGTCAGTGACGCTGCCGTTCCTGCGCACGGATATCTGATGCCGGTCGGTCCGTACTCTCAGGATATTCTTACACGCATCTATAATGTGCAGTGGAATTATCTGCTGTCTTGGACTATCGGTCTGTCGGTCAGTGCCGAAACGGTGGACGAGCTTGGAATGACCGGCGATGCGGTCTGTACTGCATCGGCGCTTGGATTATCGGTGACCGCAAGTCGTTCCAATCTGCTTGCTTCGGAGAGCGTATCCGCGAGCGAGGGCGGCGGTATATCTGAAAAGAGCTTATCTATGGCAATAGATAGTGTACTCGTCACGGGCGTCGGAGCGGGTGCAAACTACGTATCCAGACGTCGTGGCCCATACGATCCTCCTGCAGACAGCGGATCACATATTGAATGGGTGCCGTTCAATGGCGCCAATATAGTGTCTTTTACCCTTAATTTAGAACTACCCGAGACCAATCCCGCTTACCCTTCAAAGGAAGTTCGCGGATATAAAAATGTGTTTGCGACCGCCCAGTTGTCGAATAGCTGGTTTCAGCCGACCGAGGAAAACATCGTATATAAAACAGCCGCTTCCGCCCTTTTGACGGCGCCGAGCGGCGGGGCCGTAACTGCCTCGGTGACCGCAATCCTCGATCCTCCATCGATTACGGTGTCCATGGGATAGGACATGGTAGCAAATGCTCGTCTGTAATGTCAGCCAGTTGCAACGGCGGGCCGCAATCCTGGTCGATATCGCCGAGGCCGCTGCAGCGCTGGACGCGCCGGGCACTGGCAATGTCGTGTTTGCCACGCTGGTCGATGACCCGGCATCGGTGGGCGACCACGTCGACGCATTCCTTGGGCAGATCATGGTCGAGGCGGCGAACGCGGTCTCGACCATCAACGCTGGGCTGGTCTACAGGGTAGTCGTTGCCGAGGCAGCGAGTGCGACCGACGCGGCCTTCGCTTCTCGACAGATGAGCGCGGCGGTGGCGGAAACGGTTGCCGCTGGTTCCGCGCAAGACGCGACGCTAGTGGCCGGCGGCGTTGTAAGCGCGGCGGTGGTGGAGGCGGCGACCGCGGCCGATGCGCCCGACGCCTCTGTGATTGCTGGCGTGCGCTTTGAAGGTGTGCTTGCGCTCGATGGGCCGATCATGCCGTCGACCCCGCAGCCGACCGTGATCTATATCGAAGGGTGAAATCTTGGCATTCTACGATCTCGTTTGGTACTGTAACGCAGGCGATCAATCAACAACTGGTCACTATGCCGTTACGAAGTGGGCGACCGGCGCGACCATAGCGGCTGGTGCGTTGCGACGGCAGAATGCCGCTCCCGCGGTAGGAAGCGAGCGGGTGTTCGTTTGCATTGTCGCCGGCACCACGCACGCGACAACCGAGCCGACGTGGGTCATCACACGCGGCGGCAAGACCACCGACAATACCGTCACTTGGCAAGAATGCACGGGTGCGAGCGCGATCAACGGCGATCTGACCAATACGCCGACCTGGGCAGCCGCAAAGGCGATTTCGTCGGCCGTCACGCTTGGCGCGATCATCCAGCGCAACAACGGCGCGAGCTACTGGATATGCTCGACGGCCGGGAACACGGGCGCATCAGAGCCAGCTTGGGCGAACAACACCGCTGGCACGACACAGACGGACAGCACGGTGACGTGGACGTGTCTGGGTGTTGTGGGCAATTTCACCGGCGGTCAGGCCCCGCACGCGCGCCTCCCCAACGCCGCCACCCTAAACTGGTTCGCGGCGGGCAACACGATCTACGTCGGCGATAATCATACCGAGTCGCAGGCGTCGGCTATGTCGATTACACCAACAATCAACCATACAACAACGAGTAAGATATTATGCGCTGATCATACTAAATATCCGCCTGGCAGTGGTGATTTGAAGACTACTGCTACGATTACTACCACTGGAGCGTTCGCGATCACGATCAATCCAGCAAGTGGAACTGTATATTTTTACGGGTTGCAATTTATTTCAAGTAGCGGTGCTGTTTCTGCTCCATACGTTCTTAATCCTGCGAACGCTTATTTTTATTTTGATAATTGTTTGCTCAAGAAGGCTGGCACGGGTACAGGTGCCTGTACAATTGGTGGTACGACTGCCGGTGCGGTTATATTCAATAACACGACCGTATATTTCGGTGCCGTTGGAGATTATTTGGATCCTAGTATTAGCACTTTTATTTGGCAGAATACCGGGCCGATACTTGCTTCAGGTTCGGCTGTTCCAAATAACCTTATTGGAAGTGCTACTGCAGGGCGGCTTGCTAACATTATTCTTGAAGCTATTGATCTGAGCCAGATTACTGGAAATCTGAACAATTATAATGCCAGTCAGCAAATGGGCAATTGGGTCATCAAGGATTGCAAGCTAAACGCTGCTACAGCCGTTCAAGCTGTACCGTTTCCTGGACAGACTATCCAATTCGTGCGTTCCGATTCGAGTGGTACTGCCTACAAATCCGCCCGTTATCAATACGAAGGCACCGAGACCACCGAGACCTCGATCACGCGAGTCGGTGGTGCATCCGATCCGACCGGGCAGGCGCAGTCCCGCAAGATCGTCACCACCGCGAACTCGCAATGGCTGCGGCCGTTCAAGGCCGAGCCCTACGCGATTTGGAATCCGACCACGGGCGCCAATGTCACGGTGACGGTGTGCGGCACCATCAACGCGGGCGCGCTGCCGAACAACGATGACATCTGGCTGGAGGTGGAATACCTGGGCTCGTCGGCCACGACGCTGGGCACGATCGTCACTACAACCAAGGCTAATCTGTTGGCAGCCAACGCGGCGGTGGCATCGGACTCATCGACATGGAACGGCGGCGGCTCGGGCGCAGGCTGGTCGCCCTTCAAGCTAGTGGCCGTGCTGTCGGCCCCGCAGCCGGGAATGGCGGGCTATCTGCACGCGCGGGTGCGCGCCGCGAAGGCGAGCACGACATATTATCTCGATCCAAAGATCATCCTGAGCTGATGGAGTGAAACCCATGACCGAGGAACGCGCCGAGGCGCGCGAATGCAATGACGCGTCCGTAATTCGTGGCAGTGGCCTCGGCGAGCATGCCGACGCACACGGCCGCTATGAGATCGAATGCCGCGGCGCTGACGGCAAGATCAAATGGCGCGAGACTATCGACAATGTGGTGGCCACCGTAGGCAAGAATCTCGCACTGGACGCGTTTCTCGCCGGGGCGGCCTACACCGTAACCGGGCCATTCATGGGCCTGATCTCGTCGGTGTCTTATACGGCGGTTGCGGCCGGCGACACGATGGCGTCGCACTCGGGATGGCTCGAGGCTGGCGGCACCAATGCGCCGACATATACCGGCAACCGCAAGACTGCGGTTTGGTCCGCAGCGACGGCGGGATCGAAAGCGCTATCTGCGGCGCTGTCGTTTGCGATCACCAGCACCGGAACCGTCAAGGGCGCGTTTCTCTGCTACGGCACCGGCGCGGTCGCCACCAAGGACGACACCAACGGCACGCTTTGGTCGGCCGGCACATTCTCGACCGGCGACAAGGCGGTGGTGAACGGGGATACGCTAAATGTGAACTACTCAACGAGCCTGTAACGAGGAGGGCCGCATGAGCATCCTGATCAGCTTTTTGTATTTGCTGCTCTACATCGCGATCGTCGTGTTTGTCGCCTTCTGCATTGTGTGGCTGATCCAGAGCTTTATGGGCTGGTCCATCGACGCCAATGTGATGAAATGGGGAAAGGTGATTGTCGGGCTGCTGTGCATGATCGCTGTCGTGGTCTGGCTTGCCGGCGTGCTGGGTATGGGGCCTGGGCTGCCGCATCCCGTCTACGGGAGATACTGATGCGCGGCTGGGTCATCGCCATCGGCTTCGCGCTGATCCTCGTGGGCGGCATCTGGGTCGTGCATACGCTCGAGGCGATGTACCCATGATGACCACCGTGCGATCGTGGTTTCACGAGAACCAGGCGCTGGTCTATTTTCTGGTGGCGCAGGGCATCGCGATCGGCGCTGCGGTCCTGTCGATCACGGCCTACATGGTCGAGCTCGAGGCGCGGGTGAAGACTCTCGAAGTGCGCGGCTCGCCGCATCTCGGCGTGATCGACAACCGGCTGACGGTGCTGGAGAGCCTGACCCACAGCAACAAGGACAGCATCGACCGGGTCGTTGAAATCATGACGCGTGAGCTGGGCAAGAAACCTTAAGGAGGCCACTCATGGCTTACGGTCGCATCGTCATTTCATCCGGCCACGGTAAGTATGTCCGCGGCGCGAGCGGGTTGCTCGACGAGGTCGAGGAAGCCCGCAATGTGGTCAACCGGCTCGCCGACCGGCTGCGCGACCGCGGCGTGAACGTGCAAGTTTTCCACGATGACACGTCCCGATCGCAGGATGAAAACCTCAGAACCATCGTCGAGGCGCACAACTCGCAGCAGCGCGAGCTCGACATCTCGGTGCATTTCAACGCCTACGTCGAGACCGCAAAGCCGATGGGCGTCGAGGTGCTGTACGTGACGCAGAATGCGCTCGCCGGCCAGGTGGCGGCGGCGATCGCCGCGTGCGGGTTCGTCAACCGCGGCCCAAAGAAGCGCACTGACCTCTATTTTCTCAACAACACCGAGATGCCGGCGATCCTGATTGAGACGTGCTTCGTGGACAGCGAGGCCGACGCGACAATCTACGCCGAGGAATACGACGCAATCTGCCGCGCCATTGCGAGCGTCCTGGCCGGCGGCGAGACGCTGCCGCTGCCGGAAGCGTCGGTGTGCGGCAAGGTTTCGTGGTTCGGCGGACCAAACGACAAGGGCGTTGAGCCGGACGAGGGGCTGGCGTTCATCGACGAGGTCGAGGACGCGCCGCATCTGTTCCTTCCGGCGCAGCCTCCGGGCACGACCGGGCTGGCGCGACGGCTCGATCCGCACGCCCATTACATCGCCTGCCGCTGGGATTACGATGTCACGCCGCGGGCCATGCTGCTCGAGCAGGTCGCGCTCGTGCGCGCGCTGCCGACCGGCCGGGCGCTCACCGCCTTCCCAAGTGACTGGGGACCGCACGAGGATACCGGGCGTGTCGCCGACATCAGCCCCGGATTGATGGAGTCGCTCGGCATTCAAACGGACGACGAGGTTGAAGTCATTTTCCCTTACGAGAAATTGTCGATAAGGTAAGGATTGTTACCCCCCATGACTTGGCCCCGCCTTGCGGGGCTTTTTTTATTTCTTCGGCTTGGAATTCCGGTGGTTGTTCAGCAGCCCTTTCCATATGGCGATCGCGACGGCATTGGGCCGGTTGGTGGCTCCGAGATGTTTTTTAATGCGCTCGATATGATCGAGGACGGTGGTCTCGGACACGCCGAGTTCGCGAGCGATGCTCTTGGCCGTTTTGCCGTTTGCGATGAGGCACAGGACACGCCGTTGGCGTGCTGTCAGTTTCATCGAAGGAGGGCGCGCGCGCTTTGGTCTATGGGGCATTGCAACCCCATCGTACCGTTCGAACATTCAGGTATACGCCCCTAACAAATTAGGGGTCAAATTAACGTGAAATTCGCGAAAAGGAATCATAATTGACACAGCCCGTGGATGGCGGGCGCCGGGCGAGCCGCTAGCGGCGGCGGCTATAAGAGGAAACGTGAGTCATATAGCTACACGTTTTGGTGGCAATGAGTGTCATCCTGGCTTCATATTGGATCGGGGCGATAACGACGGCCGGGAGAGAAATACTGGGGATCAATCACACGCAACTTAACTCAAGAGGAGCGACGGTGATGGACCAGGTAATCAGCAGAAGACAGGTTCTCGGCAAGCGGATTAAGCAGATTCGCGAGCATCGCTTCATGACGCAGGCCGCGCTCGGCCAGGCGATCGGGTTCAGCAAGCACGCCATCTACCGTATGGAGAGGGGTGATAGGTGGATCACGGTCGAGGTGCTTGAGCTGCTGGCGCGCGCGCTGCGCTGCAAAATGAAGGACTTGCGCGTGGACCCGGCGGAGGCTGGCCCGCCGCTCGTGCGGGCGACGCCCATGCCGCGCATCCGGCCGAAGCTGTGGGGGGATCATGCCACAGCGCGACCACCCGACGACCAGAGCTGAGCCCGCCGACGGCGCGTGGCCCTTGCGTTGCCCGCACGCCCCCGACGGGGAATGCCGGTATCGGTGTGCCGCGCGCGTTTGCCGCTGCCTCATCGCAGACGTCATCACGGTGGCGGTCCTGGCCGAGAGCGAGGAAACTTAAATGATGCTGGTCAAAATGCTGGAAATTCGGGACGCCGGGACCTTTATCCCGGTGATGTGCATTCGGCCGCTGCCCGACAACGAAGGACAGCGATACCTCTTGCGGCGCGACGGCTACTCGTGCGATCCGGGCGACCCAATCGTGATCATGATCGATGCTCAGTGTCGCGGCGTTTCCTATGACCCGTACGATTGGCGTTCGATGACCCACAGGGTAGCCCACGACCACATCCGACAGCATTGGGACGAGCTGCGCGACGGGGATGTGATCGATGTGGAATTTATCCTCGGCCGCAGTAGCGCGCCGAAGGTGTCAGAGCGATTCGACGAGAACGGGCTCTAGGCTGGCCCGTGGTGCGCCCATGCCGCCCGGGCCGGCGTGGGTAGCGGGCGCGTCCGGAACGCGCACGGGCGGCTGGCTGTGGGCGCTGGGCGAGTCAGCTTCAGCCGTCCCTACCCGGCGCCTCTATCGCGCCCATCTGCGCAAAAACCCTACCCAGGCCCTACCCAGGCGCTTTTCCTGGGTAGGGCGTTATTGGCTAAGTATATGAGATATTGTCTATATTAGACATATCTCAGCCGCGAATACGCACATAGCTTCTGGGAATATGACGCTTGCAATGCATGGCGAGGAATTGCTATGCTTGGAAACATGATGCAAGAAAGATCGATGTATCAAGGACTACTCGCCCACTAGCGTTGAAGCCAATGGAAATGGATGGAAGCCAATATCTGAGCTAAACCCTACCCATGCCCTACCCAGAAACACACAAAGGCTCTTACGAATGAAGCTCTCCGACAAAACGATCCGCACCCTGGCCTG